TATGTTCGTTCTTCCTAATCACGGAAGGCTTAAAGACCGCCTAAAGCCAAAAGAGTTGCCGGGAGAGATATTCAGACCGCCATATCCTTTTTGCGTCCTAGAGTTTTCGGGCGACCATAGACCTGATGTGCCCTACGAGAATAAGAGCAGTAGGCGCATAGTCATGGCGATGGATCATGGTGATCGGGTTGACATCATACCCGTGACCTATGTGGACCATATGAAGATTTGGGCTCCGCCCATATTCAAATTCACGATTACCTACGGGGAAAACACCGTCGTGCATATAACAGGGACCGGCATGTCAACGCTTGCGCACTTTGGCGGCGTGATGCCCGACTTGTTCACAAAGATGAAGGAAGAAACTTTTGGGGGTTCGACGGAAGAGTTTGCTCGGGCGATGGCCGACGACTACCTCGATGAACTCTGGGCTTACACCGACTTTTGTAGGACCTTGCACGAGAACCATGTCGAATTTGAGGATATTCCCGTCCACAAAGGACAGGCCAAGATGCGCCGTGCTTTGGGTAAGTCTCCGCTGTTTGTCTATAAGACGCTAGTGATAGGCAAGAAGAAGCGTAAGTCCGCGCACTTGGGGGGCACACATGCCTCACCGCGAAGCCACCTGCGGCGTGGCTATTATCGTACAAGCAAGACAGGCAAGCGCCACTGGGTGCAGCCGTGCATGGTCAAGGGCGAGACGCCCGGCTTCGTGCATAAGGATTATCTAGTCGAAGGAGATGCAGCATGAGTTGGTACGCATATTTTATTCAGCCTATCGACGTGCATTGGGAGTATTTGCCGACAGTCCCTAACTTTACGGCTGATGTGGCAGCAGCATACCCTCAATCAAACTACCCCCTACGGGTATTGGAAGACTTCGAAAAGGCGCAGAAGCTGGCGCTGGAAGCTGGGTGGGAAGGTGATTTCCGTCATGACCCGTCCGTGTTCTTCCTACCAGACGAGACAGAGTTTGCTTATGGCTTTGCGTGGAAGCAGGACAATAACGGGGATACAGTTATCGTATCTCCGCGCCCGCTGTTCTGGCTGGAGCAGATTGCCCATACAAATACGGTGATAGGCTCATGACTGACGAAGAGCGAATGACTAAGAAGAAAACCTCGTGCTGGCTCTTTCACCGCTGGGGGCGTTGGTGCAACCCATACACGCCGCCCGGCTATTACGAGACCCTAGCCATCCAGCGCCGCACTTGTGAGCGGTGCAACGCAACTCAGCAACGCACAGTGTAGGGAGAAGAGCAATGCCTAAGCCAGCATGGTATGGCGGGAACAAAATCCCCGATAGCTACCTCAAGAAGTTTCTTCCGCCTACGCCAGTAGAAGAACAGGATATGCCCCACGAACTGCGGGTGTTTCTCAACCAGATGGAAAAGAAATAATGGATATCCTCACCATCGACTTCGAGACCTACTACGATAAGGGCTTCTCGCTGTCGAAGATCACAACGGAAGAATACATCCGCGACGAACTCTTTGAGGTTATCGGCGTAGCAGTAAAGCGTAACGACGAGCCAACCGAGTGGTTCTCTGGAACTAAAGCGAAAACCAAGGAGTGGCTGGATAAGTGGAACTGGGGCGAGAGCCTTGCGGTTGCACACAATGCCATGTTCGACATGGCTATCTTGAACTGGACGTTCGACATCCGTCCGTTCCGGATTGCAGATACTCTGTCGATGGCACGTGCCTTGGATGGCCCCGATGCTGGTAACAGCCTAGCCAAACTGGCTGAGCGGCATGGTGCTGGTGTCAAAGGCGACGAGGTTATCAACGCGCTGGGTAAGGGGCGGCTGGACTTCACCGATGCGGAGATGGCCCGATACGCTGAGTATTGCGTCAATGACGTGGAGCTTACGCGCAAGCTGTTCCTCAAGATGATGCGTGGCTTCCCGCTGGTGGAGCTACAACTGATCGACTTAACGATTCGGATGTTCACTGAGCCTACGCTAGTACTGGATAGAGAAGTCCTGACGGCGCACCTTGAAGAGGTTCAGGCAAAGAAAGAAGCCCTGATGTCACGCCTTAACTATGACAAGGCTGACCTGATGAGCAACCCGAAGCTGGCAGAACTGCTAGAGTTTCACGAGGTTGTGCCACCTACCAAGATCAGCCCCACTACGGGGAAGGAGACCTATGCGTTCGCCAAGAATGACGAAGAGTTTAAGGCGCTTCTGGAGCACGAGAACCCGCAGGTCCAAGCGATTGTGGCGGCGCGTCTGGGTGTTAAGTCTACGCTGGAAGAGACACGCACTGAGCGGTTCATCAACATTGCCGAGCGTGGGACCCTGCCCATCCCCCTTCGTTACTACGCAGCCCACACGGGACGCTGGGGCGGAGACGACAAAGTAAATATGCAGAACTTGCCGCGTGGCTCTGCACTCAAGAAGGCTATCAAAGCCCCTGAGAACCATGTGTTTATTGACTGCGATAGTAGTCAGATCGAAGCGCGCACCTTGGCGTGGCTGGCTGGGCAGAATGACCTTGTCGCTGCCTTTGATGCTGGCGAGGACGTGTACAAGATCATGGCCTCTGCCATCTACGGCGTTCCCTTTGACGAGGTGACGAAGGACCAGAGGTTCGTGGGTAAGACTACGATCCTAGGTGCAGGCTACGGCATGGGTGCAGCCAAGTTTAAGGCGCAGCTAAAGACGTTCGGTGTCGATATGCCTCTCGAAGAATGTGAGCGCATCATCCATGTGTACCGGGCAACCTACCCTGCAATCCCGAAGCTGTGGAATCAAGCTGGACGGGCGCTGGAAGCTATGGTTGCGGATATGACCGCACCGATTGGGGTGACTGGTGCTCTGGAAGTGTGCGGTGCGGGCGGTATCAAGCTGCCCAATGGCCTGTTCATCCGGTATCCAAACCTACGCTGGGAGAGCCGAGAAGGCAAACGCGAGATGGTGTATGACACGAAGCGCGGCAAAGCCGTTATCCCTAACCGGATATATGGCGGCAAGTGCGTGGAGAATGTGTGCCAAGCCTTGGCCCGCATCGTGATCGGTGAGCAGATGCTGATGGTAGCTAAGAAGCTACGTGTAGTGATGACTGTCCATGACGCTGTGGGTGCGATTGCCCCGGCAGCCGAGGCCGAGAAGGCACGGGCCTATGTCGAAGACTGCATGAGAATAAGACCCAAATGGGCAGCGGCACTGCCGCTAAACTGTGAGAGCAAGATGGGAGCAAGCTATGGTGGGTAATCTTACAGTCGATATTTCGGCTGATACAAACGTTGAATTTATGGCGCGTCTTACACGACATAAAGGATTTTCATTAGACGAGTGGGACTTCAAAGTCGATTTTGGTCGCTTCACCGATACCATCGTCCCTGTGTTTGAAGATGCCATCGACAATTATCTTAAGGAGGAGACACCTTTTTACACTTATATTCCGCTCCTCGACGTCTTTGACGAGCACCAAGGAGACCCCAACCGACCTCTTACGCTGGGTTGGTCATTTGGACTTGACGAAGATCGCGGCGCATACACCTACGAAACCGGCATCGACGAGCGCGTGGCGTTACAGTTTGAACTACTCCGCATAAACGATGGGATGGGCGACAAATACAGTATGACTGCCGCCAGAGTTGAAAAATTTAAATTATTTTCCGCCGCACTGCGTGAACTAGCCGACAAGATCGACGTAGAACTGACCAAAGTAGTTCTAGAGGAGCAAGGGGCTAGTCATGGCGGATGAGTTTCATGCAGTTGTGAAGCTGCTTTTGGCCCGGATGGAGAGCAACCCGGAAGAGTTTGAACGAGGCATGTCCCGCTGGGCTTGGATGCTGGAAGGCGTCATGACTAGCTGTTCTGAAGAAGAACGTGCGGCGCTTCACGCAGGGCTACGTCCCATCCGCCTCAAACAACTTCACGAAGATGTGATGGACGAGTTGCTTAACGGCGAGGAGCGTAGACGTAAGGAGGCCGAAGAGATCGAGTATGAGCGGCAACTGATGCAACAGGCAAAAACCGCGAAGGCCGTACTACTCTCGCAGCAGCAAAAAGTGCCTTCGCGGCACCCCAAATCCACCGACATGGAACACAACGGCATCATGAACGCATTAAGGAACCTAGTAAAATGACTGACTATAAATTTACCCAAGACTGGTTCCACTGGGCACCTGCCGTGTGGGAGCAGCTTATTCCGTTGTTGCCGGGTACGCCGGGAGATCGTGAGTTTCTTGAGATCGGTTCGTTCGAGGGCCGAAGCGCCGTTTGGATTGTTGAAAATATGATGCAGGATGGAGACATTCTCGGATGTATTGATACTTGGGAAGGTGGCGAAGAGCATACCAACGGTGAGATGGGTGGGGCCGAAGCGCGGTTTGACCACAACATCGCTATTCTCCGCGCCAAATACCCCGAACGCTATATAGACCAGTACAAGGATACTTCTACTGACGCGCTGGCGGAAATACTCAAGACCTGTAAAAAGCCAGTTTTAGATTTCATCTATATCGACGGAAGCCACATCGCCAAGGATGTGCTGACCGATGCGTGTATGGCTTGGCCGCTACTCGAAAAGAACGGCATCATGGTGTTCGACGACTATATGTGGGGTGAGCCACGCGACATCCTGCATCGTCCGAAGCCAGCAATCGACGCATTCGTTAATATCTTCGCTGAAGAAGTGGACATGGTCCACATGGGTTATCAACTGATCGTGAGGAAGAAGTAATGGGAAAAGGTAAGAAAGCTAAGACCGCAGCAAGCCAAGTGAAGATCACGCCGAAGCGTCCCCCCTATCGGTGTACGTGCAACACGTGTGGCTCAAGCTGGTTGGGTGGTCTCACCTACAACTGCGGGCACAACGACTATGTGGAGCAGGACATCTAATGCCACTGCTAGAGCGTAAAATGCGTAAGTGGACACCCGAGATGGAACGAGAACTCATGAACTTGTGGAACTACGGTGTTCATAGAAACGAGATAGCCGAGCGTATGGGGCTGACTGTCGCAGCAGTCGAAGGCCGGTACTACGTGCTGAAGAAACGGAAAGAGCAAGCCGATGATGAAGCAATGGCTAATAAATAAGCTGCAAGGGCCAGTGTACCTAGACTGCTACACCTTGAACCCTCAGGCATATAACGTAGCTCAACTTAGACCCGCAAATAAGTTTCGCCCCGAGTGGTGGGACAAGTTGCCTCCGTACGTCGAACAGCAAGTAAGCGGTGCACCGCAGGGTATGGTTTTTCCGGCTAACACCATGAAGTTTTGCGCGGGTTTGCAGGACTTTTACAAGAATAGTTTCTGCCTACCCATGTGGACTGAGTTGCTCCTCAATATAGGCCCCGAAGGAACGGATACATACACTTGGAAATTTGCGGATTCGCAATCCGAATTGAGTGTGCACCCGCAGCATCAACGCGGTAGGTTTATGGATGCCTTTCGGTATCAACATGCCAAACTAATAGGGCCGTGGCGCATACGCTGTAGTGAAGACGTGAATTTTTTAATGTGCGATCCGTTTTGGAATGATGGGGATGACCCCGAACGTCCAATAATTCCTCCGGGCGTAGTAAATTTTAAATACCAAATAGGCACGAACATCAACTTATTTTTTCGTAGGCACTCAACGGAAATAAAAAGGATAGCCTTAAAATTTAACTACCCTCTTGTGTTCTTAGTGCCCCTTACAGAGCGCAAAGTTATAATAAGACATCATTTGGTGGGCCTTACCGAGATGCGCAAAATAACTGCGCTAAGTACAGCATTTAACGCAAGGTATTATCAAGGACGTAAATTCATGATGGATAGAGAGAAGGAAGCAAAATGTCCGATGAAATCAAAGTAACGCCTAACGATCCGGCCTATAAGCCGCCGAGCATTATGATTGCCACACCGATGTATGGTGGGATGTGCACTGGGGCTTATGTGCAGGGCTTGCTCTTCACCATGAGCAAGATGCGTGAGGTTGGGGTGGAAATCTTCTGGTGCCAGATCACCAATGAGAGCCTTATCACTCGCGCCCGCAACGAACTGACCCGTATCTTCCTTGAAAAGGAGATCGACTACCTGATGTTCATCGACGCCGATATTGGCTTCGATAGGAACGCTGTGGCTATGCTGTTAGCCGGAGACCGAGACATCGCGTGCGGCATCTACCCCAAGAAGGAAGTGAACTGGGACAGCGTCAAGAAGGCAGCGCGTGAAGGCAAGAACGACTTGCAGGACCACGCTGGTGCGTTTGTCTTCAACATGGTGGGTAACGACCACCAAGAAACAGACGAGGATGGCTTCATCGAGGTGCGTCACGGCGGCACGGGCTTCATGCTCATCAAGCGCCAAGTGTTCCTCGACCTAATGCCCCATGTGCCTACTTACCGGGTAGCGTCTTTCATTGACCCTGAGACTGGTGAGTATGCCAAGCCTCTCACTCATGAATTTTTCGCAACAAGTATCGACGAAAGCGGAGCGTTGCTCTCCGAAGATTGGCACTTCTGCGAATTATGGCGGAAGCACGGCGGCAAAATTCATGCTCATCCGTTCATCCGTCTTACCCACACCGGCACATACACCTACGATGGTGACATCCTAAAGTCCGGTGGTAATCTGAAGTAAGGAGCAAACAAATGGCTAAGAATACAGCATACGGCTTGAAGGCCGTGAAGGTTATGGAGTGGCTCAACACCGAGCCTAGTGCAACTGACGCGCACATTGCCAAGCATGTCGGCTGCCACCCCACTTACGTGAAGCAGCTTAGGCGCAAGATGATCCACGCGCAGCAGGAAGAACCAAAGATCACGTCCGATGGGTCCGAAATCCTCCGGGAGATGGCGCAGGAGTCAATGGATGCGCTCCTTGCAAAACGCGAAGCCCAATATGGTAGCTTTATGTTCGGTGCGAACATTGCCATCCGATTGAAGGGTGTCATGCACAACGCGATTGCGCAGAAGGACTTGCACCTTGCACCAGATCAGATGCTGGCACTCGATATGATTGCAGTAAAGATCAGCCGTATTTTGTCGGGTAACCCGTCACACAAGGATAGCTGGGTAGATATTGCTGGCTATGCAAAGCTGGTCTCTGATCGGCTCGAAGGCAACGTAAGGTAAGGAGAGAAACTATGGCATGGTATAACCCATGGGCAACAATTGCCGCCCTAAAAGATAGCGTCGAAAACCTGCGATTGACTGTGGGTGCTTACGAAGCACGGATTAAAAAGCTGGAGTTTGCCAAGAAGGAAAACGAGCGCGAAATCAAAGTGCTCGAAGCCGAATTGAAGACGGCAAAAGCTGCCTTGGCCGAGGCTAGTAAGAATGATACACGTGATAACAAAGGTCGTTTCACGAAAGCTAAAAAATAATGGTCGCGTGGTCTTACAGCAGCATTAAAACTTTTGCGCAGTGCCCCAAGAAGTACTTCCACCTCAAGGTTGTGAAGGATGTAAAGGACGAGCCGGGGCCTGAGGCCGACTACGGCACGGCTGTGCACAAGGCTGCTGAAGACTATATTAATCTGGGTACGCCGATACCCGATAAGTTTGCGTATATGCGGCCCATCGTGGAATCACTGGCTAAGTTTCCGGGAGAAAAGCACACCGAGTTGCGTCTTGGTGTGCGTCTCGGGGCCGATGGTTTCGAGGCTTGCTCCTTCTTTGCTAAGGACGTGTGGTACCGAGGCATCGTGGACTTGCTGATCCTCGACGGGAAGACAGGCTGGATGGTCGATTACAAGACCGGAAAGAACGCCAAGTACGCCGACATGAAGCAGCTTGACCTTATGGCTGGTGCGCTATTCGTAGCATACCCCGAGCTGGAAGAGATTAAATCCGGACTGCTTTACGTGGTCTCGAAGGAGTTTCCGAGGAAGGTCCACACCCGCGACAAGCTGGACGAGTATATGTCCGTGTTCGAAGACGAGCTTTACCGGCTCGACGCAGCGATGGACAACGGCGTGTGGAACCCCAAGTCTGGACCTTTATGTGGCTGGTGCCCTGTGATAACATGCGCGCACCACAAGCCCCGGAGGAAGTGATGCCGTACAAGAACCCTGAGGACCGTAATTACAAGCGCGAGTACAAGCTGTACGGCGGCACTGAGCAGCAGAAGAAGAACCGCGCTATGCGCAACGCTGCCCGCGCCAAGATGATTAAGGCTGGCAAAGCCAAGAAGGGTGATGGCAAGGATGTGGCCCACGTTGTGGCGCTCGACAAGGGCGGCAGCAACCGGGACGGTCTGCGGCTAGTTAGCAAATCTGCTAACCGCTCTTTCGCTAGGGACAGCAAGCGTAATCTGGTTTCCGAGACGAGCAAACGGGAACGGAAAAAATAAGTGGTGCAGGTAATTGACAACAGGGCACTTGCTATAGAGGTTAGTGACCCCTCAACGATAACAGAACAAATCAAAAAAAGTGTCATAGTCAACGGAAGTGGGAGCAAAGCTAAGGTGGTTATTAACTGGGGGCTGCAAGAAGCCCGAACCCTCGCATCTATGGGGCATGGCTCTGTGCCTTCCCCAATCCTCAAAGATTATAGCTGGGCGGGCAAGCTGACCCCGTTCGAACACCAGAAAACTACAGCGTCTTTCCTCACGTTGTATGACCGAGCCTTCTGCTTCAACGAGCAGGGTACGGGTAAGACAGCCAGCGTCATCTGGGCAGCAGACTATCTGATGGACCGGGGTGACGTGCAGCGGGTGCTGGTGCTGTGTCCGCTCTCGATTATGAAGTCAGCGTGGCAGCAGGACTTATTTACGTTCGCTATACACCGCTCATGTGGCGTGGCGCACGGGACTGCCGAGCAGCGCAAGAAGGTGATCCGCACTGGAGCCGAGTTTGTCATCCTCAACTTCGATGGGTTGGGCGTGGTGAAGGACGAGATCATCAACGGCGGCTTTGACCTGATCGTGGTGGACGAAGCGAACGCGTACAAGAACGCGCAGACAAACCGCTGGAAAATCCTCAACGACATCCTCAAGGCAACATCGCCTCGGTTATGGATGCTTACTGGTACGCCAGCAGCACAAAGTCCTCTCGACGCCTTTGGTCTTGCGCGGCTCGTAAACCCTGAGAAATCCCCGAAGTTCTACAGCCACTTCCGTGCGGACACCATGTATCAGGTGACGAAGTTCAAGTGGGCACCGAAGCCCGGCTCTGAGATGTACGTGCATAACGTGCTGCAACCGGCGATCCGCTTCGAGAAGAAGGACTGTCTGGACCTACCAGAGGTCACGCATGTGGAGCGCGAAGCGCCGCTGACCCCGCAGCAAGCCAAGTATTACACGCTCCTTAAGAACGAGTTGCTAGTTGAGGCTGCTGGGGAAGAGGTAAGCGCAGTCAATGCGGCTACTAAAATTAACAAGCTGCTTCAGATCAGCGGGGGTGCGGTCTATTCGGATACTGGGGAAATCCTAGAGTTCGACGTGAGCAACCGCCTCAACGTGGTGATGGAGGTCATTGAGGAAGCCAGCCATAAGGTGCTGGTCTTCGTGCCGTTCACGCACACAATCGAGCTTCTCCGCGCACATCTGGAGAAGAACAAGATTAGCTGCGACGTGATTAATGGTAAGGTCTCGCCTAATAAACGCAGCGAGATCGTCACCAAGTTCCAGACCCACAAAGACCCGCACGTGCTGATTATCCAGCCACAAGCTGCATCGCACGGTCTGACACTAACGGCAGCCGACACCATCATCTGGTACGCGCCAGTAACTAGTGTTGAAACCTATTTGCAGGCAAACGCCCGCATCAACCGACCCGGACAGAAGAACGCGATGACAATCGTGCACGTCAAGGGAAGCGAGGTGGAGTCCCGGTTGTACTCCATGTTGCGTAGTAACATTAACAACCATGAGAAAATCATCGACCTTTATCGTGAGATGATGGATGGCGCTTGACATTGTCAAGCGTAAGAAATACGTTTCGAGTGTCTAGTTAAAGGAGCAAACATGACTGACAACGAACCCTCCATCGACCAGATGGTGCTTGCCTATCGTCGCATACGCGCCACGATGGACGAGAAAGAAGCGCAGCATAAAGAGGAAATGGAAAAGCTGCGTGAAGACCTTGAACTGGTCTCAGCCAAGCTGCTTGAGATTTGCAAAGAGCAGAATGTCGATAGCATCAAGACGCCCAACGGTACGCTCTCGCGGCGTGTTAAGTCGCGCTATTGGACTACTGACTGGGAATCTATGTACAAGGTAATTACCGAGCACAACGCACCCTTCTTGCTTGAGCAACGCATCCATAACACTAACATGCAGCAGTTTCTCGACGAGAACCCTGAGGCGTACCCACCGGGCCTCCAGCAGGACCGGAAATATGTGATCCACGTGCGTAAACCAACCAACCGATAAGGAGCAATTATGGCGTTAAACATAAACTTGCTCATGCCCCTGCTTATTGCACAACCCGTGAAATGCGATGTTCCCGAGTGCAAGCATGACCATGAGCGCCTACTCGATTTCAGTGAGTTTACCGGTCAAGAGACCATGCTTTACCTGTGCCGTAAGCACTACGAAGACTTTTCTAAAGCGGCGCGCCGCTTGCCCTAAAGGAGAATAACAATGAGCGAACTTACCATTTTCGAACAAGGCGGCAGCGAACTTGCTACCGTGAAGCGTCAGTCCAAGCTGGCTGACAAGATCACCTCCGGTGGCGGCTTGCGCCGCATCGGCACCAACACGAACGGCACGTTTAAGCGCATCGTGGGCGGTGAGCAGATTGGCAAGGCGATCCCGAGCGAGATCAATGTGATTATCATTGACATGCTGAAGGACGTGTCTCGCACCTACTACGCTACCGAGTATGACCCGCAGGGCACTCCGACGCTGCCTGATTGCTGGTCTAACGATGGCCGCACCCCGGACCCCAAGGCTTCGAACAAGCAAGCATCTGCCTGTGCAAGCTGCGATATGAACGTCGATGGCTCGGGCAACAAGGGACGTGGTAAGGCTTGCCGCTTCCAGCGCCGCATCGCTGTGATTGCAGAAGGTGACATGACCGGCGACATCTACCAGATGAACCTCGCTGCCAAGTCGCTGTTCGGTAAGGGTGTGTCCAACGTGCATCCGTTTGAAAGCTACTGCACTTACCTCAAGGCCAATGGCGAAGCGCCTGACACTGTCGTGACGAAAGTCATGTACGATACGGACGCAGACACGCTGACCTTGAAGTTCCGTCCTGTGCGCCGCTTGACGCAGGAAGAAGCTGACTTGGTTGAGGCTCTTCAGAGCAGCGGTGAGACCGAGCGTTACACGAAGCTGACTGTGGCTGAAGCTGATGGCGTGACCGAGCGCCCTGCTATTGCCGCACCGAAGCAGTCAATCTTCGAGGAAGAAGCAGAAGAGCCTGAAGTCATCGCGGCTCCTGTTAAGCGCGCAGCAGCAAAGCCTGTTGAGACTGTCGAGGAAGATGATCTTAGTTCGGTCCTCGATACATGGGGTAGTAAGGACTAATCATGCAGGGTTACACCATTCGTGTAGCCGAGGCGATTAAGAACGCTGACGGTAAACTCTTGGGTGTGCAGCTAGGCCGCTTGTGCCTAGAACATAATGTTGGCGTCGTGACTGTCGCCAACCGCCTCGGAGTTACCCGTCAGACGGTCTATAGCTGGTTCACGGGCAAGTCTAAGCCTCATCCCACCTGCATTGGTGTGGTGGAGCAGATGGTTCGTGAACTGGCTGCGACCCAAAACTAAGCCTTGGTACAAGTTATAACTTAGCGGGCACGGCCCGCAACGGAGAGTATTTCCATGGAGAACGTAGACCTCCTAGAACTTGTGCAGCCAGCCGACGGTTGGTTTGCGGTTCTGGGTATCAAAGGTCCGCGTGATGTCCGACAGAAGCTAGTCGCTACCAGAGAAGAAGTAGACCAATACGCTGACCTCTACATGTCCCAGAAGCGGAACGTGTTCTTCGGCGTTGCGAGATACGAAACAGCAGCAAACCGCACCAAAGAAAACGTGAAGAGCCTCAAGGCATTCTGGCTCGACATTGACTGCGGTGAAGCCAAGGCGGAGATAAACCCCGAAACCGGAAGGCCGGACGGGTACATCAACCAAGCCGCCGGGCTACAAGCACTCAAGGCATTCTGCGATAAGATTGGATTGCCAAGGCCGCTACTCGTTAATTCGGGGCGCGGGCTACACGTATACTGGCCGCTAACCCGGGCAGTGACACGCGAAGAGTGGGAGCCTGTAGCTGAGCGCCTGTGCGAACTCTGCATCACGCATGACTTTTATGTAGACCCCTCGGCGTTCGAGGCAGCGCGCATCCTGCGCATCCCGGGCACCTTCAACTTTAAGGACGATCCGCCTAAACCGGTTACGATAATCTCCCTCGCAGACCCTGTGGAATACGAAGAACTTCGTGCAATCTTAGGGGTAAAAGAGAAGCAGGAGCTTGTCATCCCCGAGCGCAAGATGAGCTTGCTTGGTCAGAAGCTACAGGACGATAGCATCTCGTCCTTCGCCAAGATCATGACGCGCAGCGCAAAGAAGGATGGCTGTCAGCAACTCCTCTCCTGTTATCTGGAGCGGGCTACGCTGTCAGAAGTCCGGTGGTTCGACGCACTCTCGGTGGCTAAGTTCTGCCATGACCGGGACGAAGCGATCCAGCGCATGTCCGAAGGGCACCCTGATTACGACCCGATGGCGGCGTTAGAAAAGACGAAGCACATCCAAGGACCGCATAACTGTGCGACCTTTGAGCGCAACAATCCCGGTGGCTGCCAAGGCTGCCCTCACCTTGGGAAGATTAAAAATCCCATCGTGCTAGGCAAAGAGGTACTTGAAGCTGCCGTTGAAGACGACATCTATGCTGAGCCCACTGAGGACGGGGTAGATGAGTTTAAGGAGCGGTACCGGATACCTGTGTACCCTGAGCCGTTCTTTAGGGGGAAAACAGGGGGCATCTATAAGAGGCCCAAGAAGGAGGAAGAACCTCCCATATTCGTCTATCACAACGACCTGTACGTTGCGAAGATGATGACAGACCCGAAGGACGGTGACGTTGCAGTTATGCGGCTACACCTACCTCGGGAAGAAGTGCGTGAGTTTGTTGTGCCGCAGTCCAAAGCAACGGGAGACGCTGCTGAGCTACGGAAACTTCTCGCGTCCAAAGGTGTGGCATGTCACCGCAAGTCGTTTGAGCATCTGTGTGAGTACGTCATCGCAGCCATCAACGACCTGCAAGATAAACGGAAGATGGAGCTTATGAGATTACAATTTGGTTGGGCTGATAACGACAGCAAATTTATCGTTGGGGATCGTGAGATTACGAAGGATGGCATCTTTCATAGCCCTCCGTCCTCTATCACCGCGCAGCTTGCTGAGCATCTGGTGCCTTCGGGTACGTTCGAAAAGTGGCAGGAAGTCTTTAGCCTTTATGGCCGTGAAGGGTTGGAACCCCACGCATTTGCCACTCTTGCTGCTTTTGGTGCGCCTCTATTTAAGTTCACCGGGCAGTCGGGTGCCATCATTAACGTGATCCACCCCATGTCCGGCACGGGTAAGACGACCATCTTACATATGTGTAACAGCGTATGGGGGCACCCAAAGCACCTGTGTTCGGTCAAAGAGGACACGTTCAACGCGAAGCTGATGCAACTGGGCATCATGAATAACCTGCCGTTCACCATCGACGAGATGACAAACTCGACGGATAAGGAGCTTTCAGCGTTATCATATAGCATGAGCCAAGGACGTGCTAAGAACCGCATGAAAGCCTCAGGCAACGAGCTTCGGCTGAACACTACCACATGGCAAACGATCAGCGTCAGTTCTGCGAACGTGGCTTTCTATGAGAAGCTGCAACTCAATAAGAACCGTCCTGACGGTGAGATGATGCGCCTAATGGAGTACAAGATCGACTATACGTCCTCGATCCCCACGGACTTCGCCAAGGAGATGTTCGACCACCAACTGCTTGAAAACTACGGCCATGCAGGGATTATCTACGCGCAGTGGCTCGTGAATAACCTCGAAGAGGCCAAGGCTGGGGTCAAAAGCATCCAAGCTAAGATTGATGCGGAGATCAAACTCACGCAGCGCGAACGCTTCTGGTCTGCTGTGGCAGCAGCAAATATCGCTGGTGGACTTATTGCTAAGCGCCTTGGGCTTATAGACTGGGATATGAAGCGTATCTACCTGTGGACCACGCAGATGATCCAGACGCTACGGCAGGACACAAGTACGCAAGCCGATGACCCACTGGCTGTGCTGGGTTCCTATATTAACCGCTACTTGCAGAACGCCTTGATCGTCAACGGCAACACAAACGGGCGCAAGGACGAGCTTACGTTCCCGATCATGGAGCCTCGCGGTGAGCTTCTCATCCGCTACGAGCCTGACACCAAGAAACTTTTCCTGACTGCAAAGCCGTTCAAGGACTTCTGCACTCAAGCGCAGGTCAGCTATAAGGACACGGTTAAGGGGCTGGAGCTTGCAGGTCTGATGCGGGGGTACGCCACCAAGCGTCTCGGAAAGGGCATGAAGATTGCCTCTGCACCCGTCCACTGCCTAGAGTTCGACACCAGTTCTGCGGACTTTATTGATGTAGATACCATCGTAGCAGAAAGCGAAAACGCCGATGCAGGTGGAGGGAGTTAATTACGAGGTCAACTGGAAAGCCTTCAAACGGGGCACGTCGATATTCATCCCGTGCCTCGACCCTCGTCGCGCCAGAGCACAAGTAATAGTGGTCACCAAGCGATTGAAACTCAAGGTATTGACCAAAGTGGTCTTAGAAGATGGAATTAGGGGTTTACGAATCTGGCGAACGTGATAAAACGCCCACGGAAGTTTGCTCCTTCCGGTTGACTAGACACTCCTTGATCCCCCGGCGTAACAACCGGGGGGTTTTTTATTTTTCCAGAAGTTCCTTCGCGTAGTAGGACTCAACCTCATTGAGCCCCATACCCTGCAAGTCGTACTTTTCTTCCGCCGCAGCGCCCGTCAGAGACTTATAGATATTAGCGTAGGAGATACCGAAGTACGGATTCCCGATCTTTTTATTGTACTCCATGATGTCCTTGAAAGCCTCACGTGCTTTCTCCTGACCATCCGGATCGCCGTTCTGGATACGGCGTACAGCCTGTTTGTAGGCACCGAGCAGTTCGCTCTTTTTCTCTTGTAGCTCACGAGTCCGGTTCAAGATGTCGCGGTTCGTCTGCTGCAATTTAGCAACTTCCGTGGGGTTGAAGCCGAGGACAGCACCAACAATCATGGCATCGGAGAACTCCTCCTTACCCATCTTGATCTTCTCGGTCTTCGTGCGAAGGCCCTCAGTTTGGAAGTTATAAGCCTTAGCCCATGCCTTAAACATGGCTGGCATACCCACTGCGAAACCGTCAATCACGTTGCCCTTGGCAAACTCTTCACCCATCGAGACGATATTGAGCGATGCAGACGCACCGGGGATGTTCTCGACCAGCGCGTTGTTAATCGTCTGCCCCCACGTATCAGCGTCCTTAGGTGCGCGGAACCACATGCCAGCCAAGTCGAGCGAGACACGAGAACCGAAGTTCCAACCGGTTGCCTCTGACACCGCACCATTGAGGATAATATCGCCAAGCGTGATTTTCTTACCGTTCGGAGCCGTGAGCATGGGCTGGCCGAAGTGCTCAGGCAGCCACTCGTAGCGCAACTGCATCTCAACGCTGTCGGCAGTCAACGGGTTCTTATTCATCCGCTCCTTGCGGTCTTCGTCGTCATCGAACATGTCCTGAAGCGCCTGAAGCGTCATCATACCGATGCTGTAGAGCGGCATACCAACCAGACCGCTCATCATGAACGACATACCCAGAACGCCAGTCATTTCCTTCATCGCAGCGACACGTTCTTCACGAGGCGTTTTCTTGCCGAAGATGGCACGTGTGCCCTGAACGAAGAAGCGTGTGGTGATAACAGAGTACTGCTTGAACAGGAACAAGGCGCGCGCAAGCTCGCTGCCCTTCATAATTGGCGGACGATTGAGATTGCTGTAGTTACCGAGCGTGTAGTCTACCGTGTCCTTGGCAGCCAGAACCGCACGATTTTGCCGCTCCTCAGGAGACAGGCCAGCCTTTTCTAGCTTGTCATACTCAAGGTCATAGGCAGACATGAAGGCCACTTCACGTACCATCTGCTCCGACGCGTCAAAAAGATACGTCATAGCATCGTAGGTTTTCTGCCTGACCTCTTCTAAACGCCCAGCGGCTGCCGTCTGCGGAGTGCGCTTCTCACCCATAATAAATTCGGACAGCGGGATGATAATGCCGTACTCGTTGGTTGCGCGCAGCAGTGCATCGCGGTGGCGCTTACTTGCCTTGAGCTTCGTGGACTCCAGCAATGTGGGCATACGGAAGGATTTGCGCCCTGCGGTGTCCGTGCTTTCCAACTTAGGCGTATTAGTAAAGACGTTCATATACCGCGCCATAGCGCGTGTCGTCGCCGCAAAGCCGTACTTACCCCAAAGATTAGGAGCTACGCGAATAGGCAGAGCTGTGGTTTGCACAATAGCTGTAGCAGGAGCCGTCAAGAACGACACAAACGCCAACTGATTGAGCCCGGGCACAATCTTATTAACGAGACCGTCGGGCTGCGGCTGCATCGTGCTCTCGATGCGCGACTCTAAGTTGCCAATAAAGTCTCGGGCAACCACCTTCTGGTCTGTGGGTTCGCTCTCGATTGCCTTTTTGGCCGCGTTGATCGAGCGGTCAATCTCTGGTCCAAAGCGTAGGCGTGCAATGTCCGCCGCATACTCCTCGGCTGTAGCGCCCACTGTGCGTAGGATGTCAGAACTCCAGCCAAGGCGGTTCTTTGACTTAATGAACTGCTTACGCACCGCGCCTTCAGGGCTGGCAAGCAAGAACAACTGGTACACGTCCTTCTGGAGCTTCTTCTTGGATGCCTCAGTGACGGTCTCTGGGTTGATCTCGGCAATCAGGTTCAAAGCACGGTTAAACGCCGTGTTGCTATTGATGCCCTCGTTCTCACCCAACTGCCTCGACACGTCGTTGCCTGCGTCAAAGTAGGCGTTGTCGTTCTTATCGACGCCCATCTCAGCGGCAAACGCAGCCCAGTCCTCATCGCGCTCTTTCATATTTTCGTAGAAGCGCAGAACAGGCTCACCAAATTTGGTCTTCTTGATACGCAAGAAGTAGTTACCATAGCGCCGCTTCGGGAAGTACTCGCGATGGAATAGACCGAGCGGCACATCAGGATAATCCTTGTGTGCATCCTCCTTGGACGGAACATTTACCTTGTCTGAGACGCGCTCATACTCTTCCTGATACGCCTTCATCAACTTGGCAATCGACTCCTCGGACATGCCGCTGTCCTTGAGCCCTTGGATATACCGCTTAATCAGGAAGCGCCGCGTCTGGTACATATCACGGTACATGTTGCGGATACGCTTGTAGAGGCGCAGCCCCTCGGGCGAGAGGTTCTTACGGATATCTAACGCCCCACGGATTTCGCTCTGGCGCTTGTTGAGCGCCTTCTGATACTCTGCCCGCTTCTTTGCATCCAGCTTGGGCTTCTTAAGCAGTTTGGAATAACGCTGCCAGATTTGATCGGTCTTGTAGGCATCTACGTCTGACATACCGTCCGTAAAGGCGAGCATGTCGATATTGTAGTAGTTGCCGTAGTCCATAGCGAGGGGCAGGGCTTTCTTCATCTGCCCACCCGACATCATCGAATCTTTGTTGCTATGAAGGTAGTTCTTCAGGTCGTTGACCGTCCGAGCAAGTATGCGGCGGCTAGTCGCACGTGCGCCATTCAGCTTATCCATAGCATCGGCGGCTTTACGTAATTCACGTGCAGCGGGCTCGCTAATCTTGGAGTCTGCATAGTCGAGGAAGCCGTCTGTCGGCAGGATGTTGAGGCCACCGCGACCAATAAAGCCACCCGACACGTTCGGAGACTTGAGGCCATCAAGCCAGTTCTTCAGCGACTTACCCTTAATCAGATCACCAATACCGCCCAGTATGCCGCGAGAAAACGACTCCATGTCCTGTTGATCTGCGGTTGTGGTGGATACCTTCTCGATTACGTCTTCAACGCTGACTTCAGCATCCGCTACCTTGGTCTTACCCTTGCGCTGCTTGGGCGCGTTGAACATCATGGAAGAAGAACCTATGACAGTATCTTCTCCTGAAAGAGCCTGTTCGTGCGCCATGCCAAGGATGGTGCGCACCTCGCGGTCAGTAAATTTAAGGTCGAGGCCCAGATACTGGCGCGCAAAGTCCTTGATAAACTTAACCAGCTTGTCGAACTTGCCGACACCGATGGGGCCTGTCTCTGACGCAGTCGCCAGAACTTCTTCTACAGCACGAGCAGTTGGGTCTTCGTCTGCTGCATACAAGTCTTCGTTTGCGGCTAACCACTTATCTGCAATCTCGCGCACGCGAGCGTTTGTGTTGTAGATGTCGTTCAGAACATCGTCCAAGCCCTCACGGAACAGACGACGCAAGCCAAGGTGCCCCAGTGCTTCGTGGTACAGGGTGGGTGCCACGTCCTCGGCGCTGTTCATATTCTCAGCGATAAGGTACGCTTTTCCGTCCTTATAGAAGCCAAAGGCATCCGTGCGGTCTAGGTCTTCCATTTCCTTACGGATAGAAGCAGGCAAGTCTGAAACCGACTGCACCAGAACCGGATCGAGCTTTGCGCCCCAGCGGCTCGTGATATCCTTGACCACGCTGTTAAGTTCTTCGAGCGTAATGCCAACAGCTTTCCCACGCCCACGACGGAACATAATTGGCTCAGGCCGGTTCTCACGCACGATACGCTTGTACGTAGTTTCGTCGATGAAGCCCTTGTCAAAGTTGCGCTTAGCCTGTGCGAGGCGCTCACGGCGCTCGGTTTTGAACTTATTGAGCTTCTCGCGGGTGCGTTGATAAATACCGACCTTGGCTTCTGCCAATCGCTTTTCTTGGGACTTGGTGCGCTTGGCAATCGTCTTTGCGCGCTCTTCAAGTTCCTTCTTTTTGGCGGCTTTCTCTTCGCTATCCGGCTGTTGTTCCAACAGTTTTTCTTCGTTGCGAAGCTGCCGCCCCTGCTTAGTGAGGTTATCAATATCCTGCTGGATTGCACTAGCCTGCGTCCACTCAGGACTACGGGCAAGGTTTTTGCCTTCGGGGGTACGCAGCATCTGCACAAGTTCAGCGCGCTCGGCGTTGCTAATTGCACGGCCTCGACGGGCTTCGTCAATTTCAAACAGGACTAGGCTTTGTTCCTGTTCCTGCGAACGCGTGAGCCTACCCGCTTGGCTTGGCGGTTCTGGCTGGATTGATACAGTGCGCTTGGCTTCGGGTTTGGCTCCCTTAGCCTCACCTGCCGGAAACTGCCGGACGGCTACGCCTTCTACTTCTTTCTTAGGCGTAAGCATCTCAAGGCGCATCACGCCCTTTTGCAACGCGTCCAGTGAGCGGTAGGTGGCAATCTGCTTTTTAACGCCGGGCACGCCCACGCTATATGGACGAGCAACGCCTTCCTTAGGATTGACGCGGACTTCGTAGCCCGGGTTCACCTGATTGACGTATTCCTGCGCAGCTTTGACCTCATCGGCAGCTTCTTCGGGCACCGGAACAGGTTCAACCTGTGGTGCAGGCTGCGCCATCTTTTCTGCGGTAATTGTCTCGGCAACAGTGGGCGGCGCTTCTTCAACGGCCACTTCTTCAGCGGGCGCTTCTTCGACGGCTACTTCTTCAGCTACTGGCGTAGGAGCAGGAATATTCTGTTCCAGCGTTCCAGCAATTTCGGAAACTTCTTCAGGCGCCGCAGGTGCTTCCTCGACAGTGGGTGCCACCACTTCTTCAGCGGCAGGTGTCGGAGCCTTTGCGGTGGGTGCGCGTTCTTGCTTTTGGAGTAGGTTGTCGATGGCGTCATAAGGGTCAATACCCTCAACTACCATGCGGGCAGCCAGCTTCTTCTGCGCCCCAGTGAGGTTTGTAACGCCGTAATTATCCTCAAAGTCGATAGCCGCATCAGCAAACGCCTGCTCAACAATAGGAACCGCAGCGTTTACTTCCTTACCGGTAGGCTTTTTCAGTGGACCTTGGACAACTCCTTCTCGCACATCAGCTTGTCCAGCAGGAGCGCCAGTAGCTCCCAGTCCTCCGAGGTCAGGTTCAGTAGGCTCTGCGGCCACTCCCTCTCCAAGTCCTCCGTCAGGAACAGAAACGCGAGGCTTACCTCTTCGAGTGTCAGGTTTAGTAGCACGAGCCGCCTCCTGTTCTTGCCGCTCATCAATTGCCGTCTGAATAGCAGTTATCGGGTCTGCAATCCCCGACTGAACTATCTCCGCTGCACGTGCGCGGATAGCAGGGTCTTGCGCTTCTGGGATGCCCGTTTCAATAAGAGCTTCTTCAATCTGCGCCGTCTCAGACGCAATTTCTTCGTCAGTCGCCATCGGGGCTGTTGGACCGCGTTCTGCTGCGCCCACTGCGCCCCCAAGAATACCGCCAGCCAGACCTTCGAATGCAGCCTGTCCCGCTACACCTGCTGTAAGATCAGTTTCATAACCCGCACGCTGCTGCGCGAGGTTCTGTGCAAAGCGTTCCTGCCCTGCCTGCGCTGCCTCGGGAACAGTTTCAGCCGCAAACCCTGTAGCGGTACGACGAAGAAGTCCACGTTCGGTAGAAGTCTCGATGACATCCTTAACTGCACTCGAAGCGATCCGGCGACCCAATGCCTTGTCGAGACCCGTAGCACTCGCAACAGCGCCCAACACGCCGCCCAGTGCCTGCATATCGAGGTTCTCACCGCCGTAAGCCTGCGCTTCTTCGGCCATGATTTTGGCTTGTTCTTCGGGGACACCAGCCTCACGAGCACGCGCATAGACAGCATCGCTGATGCTACCCTTAACTGTACCGACACCAGAAGCAGCACCGAGAGCAGCGGCAGCGGGGACACCAGCGCCAGAAGCGGCAGCGGCAACGAAGGGAGCCGCAGAGCCTAACACACTAGCAGCAGTGTCAAGCGGGTTCACCATGATTGAGCGAGCCGCAGCCTTAACTTCTTCCCAAATGCCTTTGCCTTCTGCTTCACGACGGATAGCCGCCGCTGTGCGCGCATCTTGGCGCGACTGAGCCGAAGTCAGGCTTTGTGCGTAGTTAGCGACGTCCTCAAGTACATCAGAAGCTACGTTGTCCGCACCGAACACATCGGTAAGGCTCTTTGCTGTGCCTGCTGCACCAGAGATGATGTTAAGCGGAATGTCCGCCGCACCAGCAAGTGCGCCGCCAATGACGGGGATTTTCTCAAGAAGGTTCTTATCTTCCTCTTTGGCTTTCGGTCCACCCCCAGCTTGCTGTTGGACAAACGCAAAAAGCGCCGAGGGGTCTACATTATCCGCCGCCCGAACGTCATAGATGCGCCCGTTATACTGGATGGAATAAATCCGGTCGGGCATGTTTTACCTCACTGTACGGGCCGAGAACCGATAATGCTCATACCACTAGTGTCCATCTCTGCGCCAGCACCATCTGCACCGGGGAGAGCCATGCCTCCTTGGCTGGCTCCGAAGTAACCCTTTTTCTTGGCGTAGTCTATGGCCTGAAGCCTGCTCATGCCCGGGTTTGCTTCTTTAATAGCCGCAATTATGGTTTCAAACTGCGTCGGATTATCCCGGCGAGCCAATGCAGCAGCGAGAGTTGCTTCACGGTCTAGTCTTGCGTTTGTGTTACGTGAAACAAGTTCTTTCTCTTGGAAGGCCAATGCACGCTCCGCCTGCTCGGCACTGAGGTTCTTTGCAAACAGGTCCATACCGACCTCAAGAGCTTCAAGGCGACGCTTACGGTCACGAATGCCGAGGTTAGCCAGACCCTCAAGCGCACGATCCTTAAGTTCCTTACGCTCTTTCTTGCTCGCCTGCATACCGGGCAGTGTGGCGGCAGCCGCTTCACCAATGGCTTGAAGAAGGCCCGGAGCCTTGGAACTTGCCATGTTTGCGCCAAATGTAGCCATCGCTTCCCAGATCGCGTCTTTGCGCTGCTTTTTGTAGTACTCCTCAGAGCCCTGCTCTTCGAGGCGGGCGCGCATCTTTTCTTCCGCCGCAAGCTCTGCTTCGCTAGGTGCAGTTAAACGCTTACTGAGTCCAAACGCATCTTCCAAAGACATGGCACGACCTTCAGCGGTACGAGTATCCCGCTCGCGTGCTATGGATGGGGCATCGCTTGGACGTGCGCCTGCGCGCACCTTTTCACCCAGTTTAGACCCGGGTTCGACATGAACGCTGTCGCCCTTAGACGGCAGAACATCGTAGTCAGGACCGAATATGCTCTTCAACTGCGCTATGAAGTCGGACTTTTTCATGCCCTTTGGCGTGCGGACATCTCGCGCAGCATTAATAATGTGGTAGCTGTTTGGTACGCCGCCTACCTCTGCGTTTCTAGCAGGAGTCCGAGCACGTCCAGTTATCTGAATATTGGGGTCTAGCTTCCGAATCATCTGCTCGATGTAATCACCAAACCCGCCGCCAGTGCGAACTTCATCCCCCTCTGCAAACGCCACAATACCGCCACCGCCGTAGGAACCGCTACGGTCCTCGTCGAACATTGTGTCAGGGAGCGGTAATTCGCTCAACCCGCCACCCGACATATAGGGAGGTTGGAACTCACCACCCGCAGCCATACCCGGAGGCGCTCCTTCCATCGGAGGCGCACCGATACCAGCCTCAGGTGCCATGGGGGGCATAGCCGGTGCCGTCGCACCGAGACCACCTGCTTGTGCGAGGGGAGCTTGCGCAGGGGCACCCCCCATGACCTTTTGAGCAACCGTAGTTTGCGGAGCCATCTCCTGCATTTGCGCTGAGCGCATACGGTCAATGAACATACCGGCAAGTACGCCCGCAGTTGGGTCCACGATGCCCATCTGCATGGCTTGAGCAATCTGCTGCTTATTACCGCCGTAGTCCTTGGCAATGTCTTCCGGGGACTGAATGCGATATGGCTTCGTTTCCATCTATTACCCCCGACCCATGTTATACATGCCAAGCGCGGTGAGCCCGGTACCAAAAATCTGCTGGGATAGACTTGGGGCCTGACCATAAGTCGTTTTAGTCGTGTTCGACTCGATGGGGATGCCGCGCATGATGTTACTAACATTTCCAAGCTGCTGCCAGTTATAGTCTCGCCGCTGCAAGAAATTTGCATAGTCATTATCAAGGCGCTGCTGTTCAAGGGCCTGCTGCTGCGCTGCCGCCTGAGACTGTGCACCAAGACGAGACAAGTCCATCTGCTGTTGGAGCGCACCGAGGTTGCCCATCGTCTGCCCTGCCTGCGCTGCTTGGCTAAACGCATTGATCTGGTTGGATGCGCCAAACTGCTTTGACTGTTCTGCAAGGCGCTGCGCTTCCAGCGTAGCTTGTTGGTTAGCCAATGCACCCTGCATACCAGTCTGAACACCAAGACCTTGAATCCCAAGGGCCGCATTTAGATTCTGGATAGCCGCGTTCTGGCGCGCTTGTTCCTCAGTATTAAATTGCCCTTGCGCCTGCTGGAACGCGGCCTGAGAGCCTGCCGCCTGAATTTGTGCAAGCTGCTGCCCAAGGTTCCGCTCACGGTTAAGGGCCGCCAGAAGCTGGCGAGAGCCGCCATAAGTACCCTGACGGGCTGCGCCCAAGTCTTCGGCAAGTTGCTGTTGTTTTGCATCGCGTGCAGCTTCTTGCTTCTGGATATCCACAACCTGCTGCATGTACGGCGACATGTATTGCTGTGCGATGCCTTGTCCGGTGAAGGAGCCCGGGCCTTCCATACGGTATTGCTGGAGTTGAGGTAGGCCAACTTGCTGCGCACGGAACTGAGTAGGCGCATAATCCGCCGCTTTAAGAAGGCCACGACCCGCAGCTTCAGTAAGACCCGAACCAGTTGCAATCTGGCCGGGGGCCTGCAAACCAGCATACTGGGACTGAATTTCTAACTGGGCAGGAGTAAAATCGGCAACGCGCTCAAACGGGTATGGCTGATATCCACGCTTAGACTCCGCCTGCGCGCGGTTCATAATATCCATGAAGTACGGCTGTGCATACGCCGGTAGGTTCGTCGTATAATTAGTAACTTCTTGTTTCTGTACGTCCGCCATGACAAGCTCCAATTACAACGCGCCGAGACCCTTGCGCAACTTAGTATCCGAACCACGCTCTGCTTTTTTACGGGCTTTATGGGCCTTATCCATAAGAGCGTATAGCTTCTTAGCACCACCCAACTTCTTAACGGCCTTAGCTGGGAAAATAACTTCGTCGCGAGCGACGCGTGCTTCCTGCTTGCCGCCGATGTTAGCACGGATGGAGTCGCTGACGCCGTCACCCGGCCCCTTAACGGGACGCCCACCCAAGCGAGCCAGCAACTCCTGCCCAGCCGAACTGCTTCCGTTGCCTAGTTCAGAAACAGTGCGGGCATCAACTACAAAAGCGCCGTCATCCATATGGATGCCACCACGAGCAAATCCACCATTGGGTCCGGGAACAGGCATTTCAAATTGCCCAGTCACGGGGTTAAACACAGCACCTGCAAAATTAGGATTAGCGTAGGTCTGATTATTTACCGGGTTGTAATAGTACGCACCTGTATTCGGTCCCGCAGTCGTGGTTGTCGTTGCACCTCTAAGGCGTTCTGCTTCCGCCTGCTTTGCGAGTTCCAAAGCGTAGGCACGGTTGCGCTCAGACGGCGATTGCCCCGGCGCATAGCCCAGCGTCTTAGTGGTAAGCGGCCCCGGGCTTGTCCGGTAGGACCTGATATACTCTTCGAGCTTGTTCGTCTGCTCAGTGCCGCCCGTGTAAGGGTTAACCTTTTCAGTTACAAAGTCTTCGACCTTGGTAAACTGCGGCGTGTAGTAGGTATCAAGCGTCTTGATGCCATAACCACTGGACCCCGCTTCGGGGTTTCTAGTCGGACCCGTAGTCGTGGTTGTAGTCGTGGTGTTGCTACCCGTCCCCGGAGGCGGAGGCCCCGGAGGTGGAGGCGGAGGAGGCCCCGGAGGCGGAGGAGGCGGAGGCCCCGGAGGTGGAGGCGGAGGAGGCGCAGGTGGAGGAGGCGCAGGTGGAGGAGGCGCAGGTGTAGGTGTATCGCCAGCAACACGCCAACGCAGGTCTTCCCCAAGCACCAAACGCTTGCCACCAAAGTCTTGAATGCTGCCCGGTTTTTGGCCGGGAATTGGCACACCGCTAAATTGACTTACCTCACCCTTCGCATTCTTGACGCCTTCAGACATCAAACGGTAGGCTTCAACGTCACCAGCATAATCTTTCATGAACATACGCTGATCTAGTGGTTTGGCGGCATCGGATACAGAACCGCCGTCAGCAAAACCAGTCAGCCCCTGCGAGGCATAGGATTGTGGTTGGGTAGCGCCGGGTAAGCCACGAAGTTGACCCGATGCAGTCAGGTAGCCACCAAAGTCAGGCTCGTAGAAATAGTCGATTTCGCCCCGACCACCGGGGCCAGTAAGACGCGGAGCCAGTATGCGCTGGGTCGGCATGTAAGGCCCTTCTTGGGGCCAGTTAGCACCCTGATCGACTGGGCCTTGACCCGGCCTTTTCGCTGCTTCAATTGCACCGGAAGCACCGCTGACCAACCCAGACGCAGCCAGCATGGGGGCAGATTTAGCGATAATACCGCCGGGGAGACCTGCCTGCGCAGCTCTTGCGAAATTACCCGGAAGCGCAGAAAGGCCAGTTTTAGCAGCGTTGGTAGCGATAGTGCTCGCATTAACGGCATTAGTAAGCCCAGTCCCCGCAGCACCCGGAGCAAATGCCGAAACGCCCGGAGTACCGCCAAAGCCCGCACCGAACTTAGAGCCGATACCGACAGCGTCCCTAGTTGCGCTAATACCCGTACCTGCACCGGAACCAATACCTGTGCCTGTAGTCGCGCCGGAGAGACTTGACGCCGCCTTAACTCCAGCGCCCAAACCACGAGCAAGCGAAGCGCCGCCATATGCTTGGAGGCCCGCCATAAGGCCCTTCTTCAAGCTGCCTGTAAGCAAAGTAGAACCGCCGCCGACGATACCAGCCGCAGCAATAGCGTTCACACCCGGAATAAACATTAGGCCCGCACCAAGCAGGCTAGGCAGGAGCTTCTTAAATACGTTACCCAAAAGGCCAGCTTCGGGTAGGCCAGTGTTGGGGTTGATCGTCATGGTCGTGCCATAGTTCATGGCAAGCGTTTGCAGGTCGTTTACTTCGTCCGGTGTCATGTGGACAAGCATCTTGTCCTGTCCACGACCCATACCCTGAAGCTGTTGCGCCATAGGGTTTACGTTACGGGTTAGGCCGCTCAATGCAGGCAAACCGCCAGAACCCGGTCTCGGGTTGAAGTTATACGTCCCCCCTGCCGGAGTGTAAGGTGTGGGGTTAGTGGGCTGGATGTCCAGTTCCTGCATAGCCTAAATCCTTGCGCGCTAACGTATACTTACACTGACATTACCCATTTGTCCAAATCCAATTACTGGAAGAGGAGCAACGCGTGTCCTTGGTGGGAATTGAGCCGAAATGAACGTAACCCCGACAATAACTGAGGGTGTAGCGGGAATAGCCGGAGTGACGCCGGGACTTGCCGCAACCGCTGGGTAATGCTCAATCGAAACCGTAGTGCTCGACACGCGCCACATGATCTCAATATACTGGTTAGCAGCCGAAATATCGACCATGACGGGTGTCACAGCAATGAGGTGTGATGGGTCGCCGCTTGATTTACGCGCAGGTAGCGAGAATTTACTATTGGAGTTGGCGAGGTCAGTACCGTTCTGCCGAAACCAGATATCTACGTCATGCGAGCTATTATCTGTGTTCTTGAACTGGATGCTGTAGGTGATGTTATAGATACCCGGCTGGGCAAAAGTAATCCGCGAATTGCTCACTACCGAGATACCATCGGGAAAATCAGAGCCGTTTAGCGTGACAGCGTAAGCGTTTGCTGTGCTGGCAGCAGTCTGGTCTTGGTCGCTTGTAAGCTGGTTGTAGGGTGTCTGAAGATAGCGCCCGTCACCATAGAAATATCCACCGTAAAAGGACTCACCCATGATGGTGGTAAGCAACGCAGTATGCGCATGGAGCGCATCTGTATCGACGTAATCAGCACCGATATAGTCTGCACTAAGCAGGTTAACCTGCCCCTGAACCGCCTCTAAATTTGTGGTAGTGACATTATCTGCCGTAAATGTGTCACCGCTAAAATCACCCCCATAAAAATTATTAGCCCGATAAGACTGCGCTTGGTTGGGGGTGAAGGAATCCAACTGGCTGAAATAGATTTCGATGACGCGGATAAGCTGCCGCACATATTGCGGATCGTATTGAGTAGGCGGGTTAGGAAGTGGAGCAGCTTTAAACTTTTCGAGAGCCATTACCGCCGCCCATCCGCTCGGGCGTCAAGGCGCGGGGCACCAAGCTGCCATTGCACACCAAGGTTTTCAGACTGGATTTTAAAAGCCATCTGACGTGCACGAGCCCGAATAAAAATCTGGTCCGTGTACTGGTCAACCGAAGTCTCAACCACGAGTTTGCCTTCACTCGGGTCGCTGGAAAGCGAAGAACCCGGGAAGTTGCGTGCCCTGATCTGCATGGTGACAGCCGCATCATTTGCAGTAGAGCCACTAAAGCCAATATCGGGAAGTACGCGGCGGCACAACATGAACTGCTCGCCATCTTCGATGTCAAAATCAGACGACTGGATATACGACACCATCGGATCAGTATCCGCGTCGATACCTTCCTCATGGTTATATGCTTGCCCAGCCGAAAAGTCGGAGAGTGGTGTGTTGGCAGCCTGCGGATAGCGGCGCAAAGCCGTGTCTAGCCAAGCAGTGCGTTCAATTGTTCCATAGTACCAAATCTTTTCTAAGTGGTTATAGACCACATAGGAGTTGTTGTAATCTGCGTCCCCTGCTGGGTAGAACCACCAGACTTCGTTCCATTGCTCATTGGTGCCGCAGACAACCTGATCTGACTGCCCCATATTAAGGTTCTGGAACACGTGGTTACGCAGGGTGCAAGGTAGCGTTTCAACGCGGCCCGTATAAGCGTAGAACTTATCTTGGCCCATCCAATAGGTAATGTTAGCCGCCGTTGCCATCGCACGTGAGGACATAACCGAGATGTTGTCGGCATATTCCTGCAAGCCAAACACATCCGTCGTACCAAGGAACTGAAGCGTGTAGAGGTGGCTATCAGTCCAAACCAAGATTTCCTGACGTGATGGCAGAGCGCGCACAATACGCGAACCACGCGATACCCGGATGTCCCCTGCGGTATTCGTATCAGTCGGCGTCCAGTCAGACGGCGTATCTTGGTCTGCCCAGCGAATGAGCATGGGGTCAAAGTCGTCGGGGTTCGTTGAACCAAAAGGCACAGCGCCAAAGGCGATAAGGTGCCGGTCCTGTTGGGACACCAGCAACTGCATGACTTTTGCAGGGACCGCGTTGGGGTCAAACCCATTAGCCGTTGCATACGCTTGTAGCGTAATAGCACGCGCATCAAGAGCCGTGCCGGGATCAGGCAAAGTACCACGATACCACCAGTAAGGCGCACCGTTGCGGATGTTCATGACAAGGTCGTTGTCGAAGTTGTCGAACCACCAGTCGCGCTGCTGGAAAAAGATCGGCTCAGTCGAACCCAAACCCCAAGCGCCGCGTGACCACGTGCCCGTACCCCAGCCGTAGCCGTCAGTTGTAATTGGGTAGCCGGGACGAATTTCAAAGTCGATGGTAATCGCTGTACCACCAGCACCAGATACTTCGTTAGACGTAACGGTTGAAGTTACAGGGATCGTGAAAGCAAGCCCCGTCACCACTGTAATCTCGTGGTTGCCGTTGATCTCGCTTGCCGGAATGCCCCCAATCGTACCAGTCACACCTGAGATTTGGACAAAGTCACCTGTTTCTGCGTCATGCGCTATCGGTAATTGAATGGTTACTACGTTTGGTTCGGTTGTGTCCGTATAAACGCAGTTATCTGTGTCCGGCGTCGTAATCGTCGGATCAAGCGGGCGCAGCGGAGTGATGTTGTAGTAGTAACCGCCGTTCTCGATATACGCCTTCTGATGCGTACCGAGCGCCATCAAGTTATCGCTATAGGTCGTCGTCCAATTCCACATCTGGCGGCATACGCCTTGAAACTGCTGAGACGTGTTTTTCTGCCAACCACCAATCTTCTCCGGGTAACCAGAGCGGAAGCGAATTTTGTCGCACTCCCACCAGCCGCCTTCGTTCGAGTAATCGGTCTGGTCGCGGTTTACGCCGGGTTTAAATTGGAGCTTGATGAAGGTCATTCCTTAGCTCCTACGACTGCTGGAATTGAAGAACGACGTAGCCACCCTCGTAGCCGACGTCGATGTAATACTGCTGGCCCGGCGTAACCGACACATAATATTGGACGTTTACGTTCTGTTGGCCCGGGCTCGTGCCACCTGCTGCGGAGTAGCCAAAGGCAGAAGACGAAGTACCATTACCAGAAGAGCCGGGGTATTCAACTTCAACACCAATGTACCAGCCGCTCCCGATACCACGCACGGGATCGCCGCTACGGTTATCCCACGGGCCAGAAGCACGGGCCGCAGTGCCGCGCACGCGGTAACTTACAAAGTCACCTTCGTTCCAATATCCGCCAGTGTTGGGGTTATAGTAATTGTAGTTGGGGCTATACGTAACCGTGCGTTCACCACTACCCGAGTTAAACTGCGACAGGATAGAGTCTGCATACGCACCCGCTTGGTAGTAAGCATAAAATGCGCCGGGGCTACCAGCCTGAGCGTAGCTAGTCGCTGAATAAAATGCCACGATATTAGACGTATAAATCCATTGCGTCGGGGTCGAATAATACATCCCCCCAGCAACTTCGAGCGTAATAAGAGTGTAGACGCCCGCAGGGCATGTCCAATAGCCGGAGCTAGTGAACGTAGCTGTCTGGTAGACAGGCGGAGGCGGAGGGGGCCCCGGCGGAGGAGGTGGCGGAGGAGGCGGCGGAGGTACGGGGGGAGGCGGCGGAGGCGGCGGCGGAGCAGCCGAGAAAGTTCCGGCAGCCCTTGCACTTATTGCTCCACGAGTGACGATTGTCGGCACTACGCGCTCCTTAAACGAATTTGGTCAGTGACGCGAAGACCGTGAAAGTCGCAGCCCCCGTCTTAACTACGGTATATGTATAAGCGTCAACGCTGGACGTATTACCCACAGAAGGCGCAGCATTCTGCCACTTAGGGGTAACGGTTACACCATCCACCTGCACCGCGTTATTGTAGTACCCAGTGGTACCGATAGTCGCAAAGACCGCAAACGTAATTGCCTGCCCTGTAGAGAGCAGCGAGTCTAGGGTCGTTATGTTGTTGCCACGGATATTAACCGTCCAGTTAGCTGAAGCGTTGGCGGTGTAAAAAAGAACCGACTGCGTAATTGCGTCGATATTTAACGTACCGCTCAAACCCGAACCCACAACTGTGGCGTTTTCAATGGCATAAGCCAGTGGCTGGAGCGACGTAATGTCCGTATTAGTCCCCGACTGGGCTGCACTAAGATTGCTACGGGCCGTCGCAGCGGTATTAGCGCCTGTACCACCAGAAGCTACGGGGAGCGCAGTTGTAAGGGTAAGTGAACTAAGATGTGTCGTTACGTCAACGACATTAGTGGCGTCGCAATAAACCCAAGCCGATTTACCAGCGGGAACAGTAATCCCAGTGCCCGCAGCCGTCTTAACCAGCACGCTATCAGCGCAGGTATTGTTAATGATGTAGACCTTCTCAGTGCTGGGTACGACCAGATTGCGCGTCGAGCCACCAGTTGCACCGATCAGGTTCAAACGCAGGTTACGTGCGGTCTGCGTGGTGTTTGTATTGGATAGGGTAAGGGTGACGTTACCACTAGCAAAGGTCACGTCTGCTGAGCCAGCAATAGCTTCCTCGATAGCAGTGCCAAGGTTGACGTTCGTGACGTTACCCCACGTGGCGAGGTTCTCGCCCGTTGCCATAAGCTGGAGTTTGAGGTTGCTATATGTGCTCGACATCTTCGGTCCTTACGTCGGTATCTCTGTCCAGTTCGGGGTCTGTGCGTCATTAATCTGCCCCCAGACTAGAACAGAAGTTAAGTTCCCAGTGCCCGTTACTCCGGTTGGGTATACACGCATATTAATTGCAACGAAAGGTGTACCTAGCTGGCCGGTAGCTTGCACGCCCGTGGGCCGCACACCGCTCTGATAGCGGATGTCGCCGACTTGGCCGACACCACCAACACCAGTAATTTCAAAGTTAGCGTCAGCAGCGACAAGCGCCGTACCGATCTCCCCAATACCCGCAACGCCGTCTTCAATGACCGTGCCGTAGGCAATGACGTCTGTTTGACCAATTTGACCAGTGGCTGCCAAACCTTGGAGGAAAACTTGGGCTTTAGCTTGGGTAACTACCGTGCCGAGAAGAGCATCCCCCTGCACACCGTCTTCGACAACGATAGCATCTGCGTCAATAACCACATTGCCAAGTAGGCCGCTGGCAGAAAGCCCCGTAACTGTAACGGAACTAACAGCGTTAACTGTACCCGTCTCACCAACACCTTGGACACCCGATACATCGGTAAAAGCACCTGCGCGGACAAGAACGGTGCCGATTTCTCCGTGGCCGGTAACTGTAGTGACTGGGTATGCTGCACCAGCAGCTACGCTTTCAAGTAGCGCAGAAGCCTGAACGCCGGTCAGCTCGACTTCGACATCGACAATGCCAAGCGCAGCGAAGGAGGCAGCAGCAAACGGGGACGTCCCAAGCATGGTCTACTGCCTCCTTCCTTAGCTAGAGGTTGTATATACTAGGATAGGCTTATTTGCCAACTGCTTGACGCAGGAAGCCAAGACCCAGACCGTTGAGCAGAATCCAGACCGAGGTAGGCACCGTGATGCCTGCATATTCGGCAACTGCCAAAGCTACCATAACAGCAGCAGTTGCATAGGTCTTCTTGCCTTTGGTGAGTTCAATCATATTACTTTCCTTTCGGGTACTGCTTCCAAGGAAGTTCCCAATGCGGACCATCCTTGAAAGTTCGCCAATCACCGCCCCAAGTAAGTGGGACGTTTTCGGCTGCCGCAGCAGCCTTCACGATCTTGGATAGCCGGTTATAAAGCGGCCAGTCCCAAGATATCTTGCCACCAATCATAGGAGCCAGATCGACTGCATGGCCCGTGAGGTGGCGGGAGTTCATGGTTTTTGTAGCGCCCTGCTTCATCAGTTCCTTCTGGCGCTCTAACGTACGCAGTCCTTCCAGCACCGTGAAGTCCAGATCAGACATGGCAGCGGCCTTCTTAACCACGCGCACGAGGTCAGGGTGTACGCCTTCAAGGCGAGAGAGGGAGCGTGATCCAAGCACGATGCTCATAAAAACCTCATCTGATTACGACGGTATCCGTATCTCGATAAAACTCCATACGCCCTTTGCACGCAATATTCCAGTCTGGACCGCTTTGCTCCGACCAACTAGGCACCAGTATGCGCACGTGTCGCGCCAAGTGCTCTCGGCCATCCTCAAATACCCGCCAAACATGCTCGTGCGAACCGCGCCCCGGCTGCCCTGCGGACTTGTTAAAGCGGATAAGGAAGTGGCTCATTGCGGTTGTGGTGGGATCACCATGTTAGGAAAGTCAGGGTGAGAGCGGATTTCACGCACAAAACGACGCCAATCTTCCCAAGCATTACGCTGCCCCCGCGTCAAAGGCACGTCAGGGAGCATTGTCCAGTCTGTCTCACGCAGTAGTTGTTTAGCGTTTTCCCACGCTAATTCCTCAGGCGTAGCTACAGGTGCTTCGGGAAGTTCGCCTACAACAAACCAGCCGGTATTTTCGTATTCCTGACCGAGCCAGCTTAAGTCGCCAAGTTTGTATTCGATACTAGCCAGTCCAAATACTGGGCCCCAGTTCTCAGGAAGAAGCTGTGGCTCGCTTAGAGGCTCTCCGTCGCTTAGGCGTTTTAGCTGCCAAAGTTTCTTCATGTTTTTCCTCCAACATTGGCGTGGGCATACCCGCCTGCTCCTCAGAAGGAGGTAACTCCGTTGTGTATCCCCCCGGCATAATTGCCTTGGCGTGGGGAGGGAACCCCTGCGCTAAAGATTGCTGTACGCCGCGTGCGTGAGTAAGTTCCTCAGTGCTGTAATTCCAGCTACGCCAACTTGCAAAATCCTGCCTTGGCTGAAGGTGTAGGTGACATCCAATGTTTGCAGCTAACTGATTAATAAGCTCTACGACTTCTACAGGTTGTAGGAGCACCCATACGTGATTACCCCCTACGCGCCGTATGCTTACTTCGGTTACACCCCCCAACGCGGTACCGACAGTTATACTGCGCCCACGAGAAAAACCTTCCTCCAATTCATTTTTGAAATGGATTTGCTGCATTTTTAAGCGGTGCTCTTCGACAAGCGCCTTTTCTTCTGGGCTTAACCGCCTGCTTCCAGATCGACTCATTGTGCGTTCCATGAAATGTTAACAAATCCGCCGGGGGCGACACTTACCGGGTAGGAGCTACCCCCAGTCACCGAAACACAGTTATAGGTTACTGGAGACCCAGCACTACCGGGGTTACCTGCATTCCCGGGGTTTCCACTTGTAGCAGTGTTAGTGGAAGCCCCGCCCCCACCTCCAGTACCCCCAAAGGCGTCAGACCCTTTTTGTCCGCCGCCGCCACCGCCGCCGCCAGAGTATATGTTACCAGCGTTACTCCCGGGAGTGCCACATGCGTTTGCGAAGGTATTTGTACCGAATCCGCCGGGACCCCCACCGTTAGCACCCCCGTTACCCCCACTCTGGTTGCTTCCCGGATTACCAGCACTGTCAAACCCTGCGCCCCCGCCGCCACCGCCACCAGAGTAGTTACCTGTAACGCCACCGGGACCGCCGGTGAACCGCTGGCCGGGCCCAGTACCGCCTGAGGCTGGGGTTGTGCTGTAATAATATCCGCAACATGGGCCTAGGTAATAGTTTCTAGCCTGAGTACCGCCAGCCCCGCTAGGTCCAGCAGGTTGGCTAGTCCCCCCGTTGCCCCCGTTGCCCCCAGCACCACCGGGGAAATTATACCCCAAGCCAGTAGACGCCGAACCGGAACTTCCCGGGTTTCCCGGGCTACCACTTCCTCCCGGGCCGCCACCTACGCCACCGCCGCCGCCACCACGGTCTCCGGCGTAGCTGTAATACCCATACTCATACCCACATGGGTCAACGTAGTAAACGTACCAGTTATATTTGACCGAACCGCCGCCGGAGCCGCCAAAGCCCCCACCAGCAGATTGCCCCGAGTTCCCGGCATTTCCCGGATTACCCGTGCCGCCCCGACCCGTAATTGTTACTGTAGATAGTCCTGTAGGTGCGCTAAACGTACTGGTAGTATTAAATGTCTGAGAGCCTGCGGGGATACCGCCGCCCCCAAAAAGGGTGACTTTTGATATTCCAGTGGGCATAACTCACCTCAATTGTAATAGAACCAGCCAGTTATAATGTATTTAGCGCAATTACCCAAGACCGTATTTCCGCGATGCGCATGGGTAAAAGCAGCGGGCCATACAACCATAGTGTTCTCTTCGGGGCGCACTCGTAGTTTCTGATATAGAAACTCTGTCTCACCGCCTTCTTCGGGGTCTAGGGTATTTAGGTATAGCATATACGTCAATACGCGAGCGGCATTCAGCCCGTTGGCCTGCTCCCCATGCCATACATGGTAGCCCGCACCCGGTGCTGACTTTTGCATTTTAGCTACCACCCCAGTTATCGAGCTATCTTTTAAAACCGAAAATTTGTTTGTGTATGCTTCAAAACACATTTGGGTGGCGTTGTAGAAGTGCCGTAAAACAGGCACGTCTTGAAACTCACGGAAATACTTACCCACCCCCGTTTCCAGAAACATATGATGGTCGTCTTTATAATGCGGCGATGCCCCTTCACCCTGCATACGGTTTGAGCCCATACCCTCGGTTTGAAGGCGGTCGAACTCGCTGATTGTGTGCTGGCAATAGCCCTCAGGAGTCACCCCCCGGTAGATGCCGATAAAATCGTTATATGTTTCGTTCATCGAAATGCAGGTCCTGATGCCCAAGCTACAAGGGATTGACGCGTGCCACGTACAACGGGGGTGACTTGATGAAGGCTAAATGAGGGGAAAGCGACTATAAGCCCCCGCTGCTTAGTAACAGGCAGTGGCGCTGATCCCGCCATTATTTCAAGGTTGCCCCCTTCGTACTCGCTTGGGTCCGAAAGCTGAAGCACCAGCGAAAGTTTGCGACTAACCCCAGAGCTAAAATCTTGATGCCACCCGTACATACCATGATCTTCATGGGAGTAGTTCGTTAGCTGCAATGCTTCGCCAAAACCGAAAAGGTCAAACCCGTAAAACTGAGCGTTTAAGTCCGCTGCCACGCCGCTTAGCTTTGCAAAAAGCCACCCATTTTCAGGAGTGTTAGCTACCCAATCAACCGTGGAACGTCGGACATTAGGGTCAACCCCGTTAGCCCCTCCCACTCGTGCAGACGAATCTGCCCGACGTGCACGTTCCTGTAGCCCGCGTAATTCTTCGTCGGAAAATACTTTGTCCATCCACGCGTAGGGTTCATATCGAACCGCCCGTGGAGTTATTGGATACAACATGTCGGCCCCTTCTCTCGACACGAAACAATAAAGTGTATCGTAGTTGTAGGGAGGTCTGACCCCCCGCTTATTACTTGGTGCGGTAACCACGAATTTGCAATCAATACCGTACCCGGACGTACGTTATTAAAATTAATGGTGTTCGTAGCAAACTTAATTTCCTCGGAATTTTCATGGTCAAGTTCGACCATGGCTTTGCCATATCGAGGGTCTTTAAAAACTGGGTATGCGCCATCGGTAGGCGTGTCTAAAAATATCCAACCCGTTAATTGGCTGTTACGGTGGACGTGCACGTCTGTGGCACCACCGCTTGTAATTTTTTGGCCCCACAAGCCGGATAAATGAAAATCGTATCTATCAATCGCGTAACCTTGATCCGTAAGGATTAGCACGGACGCATCGTATAAATACTGGATTAAGTCTGCGAAACGGCGATCCTCGTTTAGCGGGGCGGTCTGCACTAAAACTGCTCCACCCGGACGTACAGAGGTATTATCTTCAACCGCTCTAAAATGTTCCGTAAGCGAGTCCCGTAACGCCGAGACCCACTCAGGTTTCTCATCCCTGTAAATCAGAGATGGGAAGTAAGCGAAGGCTTCCATTAGCTATGTGCAGAGACAAATGCCAAAAGCTCATCTGCCATGGCCTTAATGGCCTCGGTGGTAACTTCACGCTCTTCTGCGGGCTTGTTACGTGCGTTCTCAAGCAATGTTTGTTGAGCCAGCTTCAGGGCGTCCATACGGAAATGAAAGCCCACAAAATTACGGACGTTTTCCGGATGCGGCGGCTCAGTCGGTACTGGAGCGGGTTCGATTACGGTTTCTTCGGCCATGGCTGTTCTCCTAGGTTAAGCCGTCATGTTCTTCATTGGGATGCTACCATACCATGTGGTACCCTGATCCGGAGTAAAGAACACCCAAACATCTACAGCGTTCGCGGTAGTAGTACGAGAAAGCGATGCCGCACCCCCCGGGAACTTAAACGAACCGCCACTCCACGCCACTGTACGGCTTGGTGTCGCATCATTCGTCAAGATCAACGTAAACGATGACCCACGGTTAGAGTTAGCGTTAGCCCCAGTTAATGTAAAGGTGCAGTTACCCGTCAGCGTAGCACTAAATACGTTGCCTTGGGCGACGTTAATCGACGTAGCCGTACCTGAGTTACCCAGCGCCACCACACGATCCGAGTAGACCGCTTCAAGGTAGTTGTTGGTATTGAGACGAGCAACTTCAGTGGAGTTAGACTGGAATACCAGAACCCCTGAAGAGTCCGCGCTAATTACTGCGCCGGAACCTGCATTGATAACTGTCGGCATTTCACGTTACTCCATTAGTATTTGCGCTGCGAGTAATTTGGAATTGGTTGAATATTGTAAGGTTGCGATGAGCTTGCCGGATTGAATATCGGGATCGCCGGGTAAGACGCCCAGCCGGTCGGCGTTGCGCTTGATGTGGTGTAGAAATTTTGAATATTACCTGACGTTCCCGTGGTCCCGGTTGCCATATACCACACGGTTCCATTGTGCCCAATATAAAGGATGGTGTTGCTATCTGGCGTTGTAGCAGACGTCCAAGCACCGTTTAGCGTAGCAGTTGCTGTATAGCGGTAGGAATTGTTTCCTTCTTCCCAGATAAGACCATAGCCAGCATTAGAGATAATTGGGCGCGTTTGAGGTATATTGCCGCCCGGACTAAATCCTGTAGTTGTGTTGGTTACGCTAGTCCAGCTTGCGTTAATATTGCCAGATGGAGATAAGAACAAAGCAGCCTGCCCCGAGCTTGGCGTTCGCTGTACTGACATCGCCACGTTAGCCGTTTTGTTCCAATCAAACGTCATCGCCTGACCGTTATTATTAGACGTACTAGCCCTTGTCGTTTCCGAACTGCCCGCAGCGGCAATTGTAGCCACATAGTGGTTGGAGCTATCTGACCAGCCAAGTACGATCCCAGAACTGGCTGCATCCGCAAAGCTAACATACTCTGCGTACCAGAGATTTGCAGCAGAAGTCAGGTTAACTGGGGAACCCCAACTGCCGGAAATGGAGGATTTAATGATGTATCCCCTATATCCGGAGCTAGTAGTGCCAAATGCAAATATCCTACCATCGCTATCATTAACAACGAAGGGGCAATATTGTCCGTTGCCACCGTCTAGGCTTAGCCCCGTCATCGAAGAGCTTACTCTTAGAACGGGCGTGAAATTAATACCGTCTGTTGAAAACACAAGAATGCTGTTAACAGTCGCATACCACGCGTTGTAATACGTGCTATATCGCGCAAGCGTATAGCTTGGTATTGTGGCTCCACTGAAACTAAATTCTGATGCTTTTTTAGCTCCCCCCGTTACAATCGCATTTGACGGGGTTGCGATATACATATTTTTATCAGCCACTACCCGCGCAACAGACCCAACTTCTGTAACACCAGTTGAAATCGTAGCGAAAGAAAGCGCACCTGAGCCGTTCGTCTGCAAAACCTGACCATTCGTGCCGTCAGTCGAAGGCAGCGTGAAGGTTAGGTTAGACGCAATGTTGTCGGCAGCTTTAAGTGATACGTAGTTTGATCCGTTATCAGTGTCCTCTCCGAGACGGATTTCAGCGCCTCCTGAAGAGTTACCACCAATAACTAAGGGGGTTGCGGCTGTGAGCGAACCTACAAAAGTAGCCGACTGGTTAGTGCCCAGTGTAAGCGCAGTGGTCGAACCATTCGTCTGGAAGACAAGCTGGCCGGTGGTATCCCCCGTGCTAACCAACGAGGTGTTAATGGTAGTCCCGGCAGAAATAGTGCTCATCTAACCCCTCCTTAAAGCACGACCCAGCGTTGTCCGCTGGTAACCGTAACTGAAACACCCGAAGCAATCGTCACCGGCCCTACGGTAAATCCGTTTGTCCCTGCCGGAAACGTGTAGTCTGCACTAATCTGGGTCGTGTTTGTATTAATAACACCACCCGCCGCAGCGCCAATTTCAAGGTTTCCGGAACCAAGAATGCTGCTGCCGTTAATCGTCTTAATGTTAGTGCCAGAGACAAGCGCCGCTTGCTTTGCGTTAAACGTGCTCCAGTCAGAACTGGTCAGGACACCGCGAGCCGAGGCCGAAGCCGTTGGGATGCTAATTGCAATCGCCGGGGTCGTCGTGGCATTGGTAACCGCAACAGATACATCCGTGCCAATTGTGTCAGTCGTAGCCGAAACGCTAGTGACCGTGCCGACATATTGGTCAGCCGACGCAATATTAAAGCTGGGATAAGACCCTGTAACTGTCGTCGTACCACTACCCGTAAGCGAAACCACCTGATCTGGGGCCGTGTTGGTAATGGTGATTGCACCGCTACCGTTGGTGATCGAGATAGCCGTACCGGCTGTCAGGTTAGCCTTCTCAAGCGAACCGTCAGAGGACTTACCAATCAGGATTTGGCCGTCCGTATAGGACGTATGGCCCGTACCGCCAGCAGCAGTTGGGAGCGTACCCGCAGTCAGGGTCGTCGTGCCCGTCGAGTAGATAGCGCGATTAGACGCGCCAAAAGTCGTGAGGCCCGTACCGCCTAGCGTCGTAGTTACAGGCGAAGTCAGGCTAAACTGAGTGCCAGTCAGCGTGAGGCCAGTCCCAGCCGAGTAGACCTGCGAGGCAGAAACCTGCACAAAGTTGATTGCAGTCGTACCAAAGGTAATCGTACCCGTGGTATTCATTACATAAGTTTCACCGGCACCTGTATCGCCGCTCGTGACGAAGAAAGCATCACCTGCGCCGAGCTTGTTCGGGTCCTTAACGCCATAACTATTGGCATCCGTGGCGCGCGTCAGAACCCAGTTTGTCGAACCACTACCAACGGTAGTGACTGTGTAAACGCCGTTCTCGTAGGCATTCGTCTGATTATAGACCAGAATGCGGTCGCCAACTTGTGCCACTACACCGTCAGGCGTAAAAGCCGTCTGCGTACCAGCATTGGTTAGGGTCGCACCAACACCCGCCGTACCGTTGTTGTACGTAGCATTGAGGTTACCCGTGGTATTCGGGACCTCATATTTGACCGGAGTATGGTAGCTAACGCCTTCTGCGGCCAGCGTATCCACATACTGCTTGGTTGCCGCCTGAAGCGCCAAAGTCGGGTCTTGGGTCAGCGTAACCGAGGTCAGGCCAGCAAGCGTTAGCGACGTAGCGCCGAGAGAAACCGCAGTCGTACCGATGGTAATTGCGTTGTTAGAAAGTGCAGCGTTCGGGATACCAGTGAAATTAGTGCCGGTGAGCGTCGGAGCCGTCGAGAAGGAAGGCGTTGTACCTCCAACGAGGACACCCGCAGCCGCTGCAACAAACGATGTGGTGTTAGCACCCGTCTGGTAAGGGATTGAACCCGCAGCCCCATCATACAGGTTTGTCGCAACCGTAGCAGTCGCAGCGTTGCCGGTGATGCTGATATTGACGTTACCAGCAATATCCTTGTTAACCGACTTTTCAGCCGGGTAAGTGACAAAGACAATCTTGGTGCCTGCCGAAAAATTGACAAGGCTGCCACTGTTGCTGGAAGAAAGGACTGTGTCACGGGAAAGCGATGTGCCCGCCGCTGTATAAGTCCCGATACCAACTTCCCACTCAGTGCCGCCTGTAATGACGTAGTAAGTGGTATTGCCGTTACCGATAGCCGCCCCAAATGACTGGTATCCCGCAGGCGGTGTGCCCGCAAGAGTAATAGTCCCTGTACCGGTAGTAGTGGTTAAGTCTTGGACGCGATCCGCGAGAACGAGAGCCATCTACCTACCTCACATCAGGTTACGGAGCTTGTAGATCGTTGTGAGATAAACGTCCGTAACCCCGTCAATGAGGTTAGCCACTGCACGGTTGCCCTTGCAAATGGCCTCATGGTTTTTCTCGATCCACTCAGCATCTTCAATCAAAATAAGCAGGATTTCATCCGCCTTGGTTTTGGGGGCCTTGATAGCCCCCACCAGTTCAAATGCACCCTGATACGCCTCGACGAGCTTGTCGATGGCGTCGATTACCCCATCGTAGAACTCACCGAGTGCTTGATGCCGCGCATACGCACCCACCCCACTGGCAGTCCAGTGCTCGAAATGGGCTACGTTACGGGCATAAAACACCCGGCTGATGAGTTCCTCAATCATTAGGCAATCCGGATAATGGCCGTGGTATTCGTCGCCGTCGGGAAGATGATGGTGAAGTCACCTGCCGTCGCCGTCTTATCCGAGCCGAAATCCAACACGCATACCGCAGCGTTCGTCAAAGCCGTGTTGGCGTTCGAGTTAGCTGAAGGAGTGGTGTTATAGATCAGAGCGCCACGAGCCGTGATGGTTGCGTTAGCGAAGGTCAAGTCGCCAAAGTCGCAGAAACCAACGCCGGTTTCAGCGTTCGTGTTGGTCGAAGTCACACCAAGGTTTGTCAGCGAGCCACCACCAGCGGTGTAGTTCGTGCCCGAAGAAGAAACTTCGTTTGACGAGGTATACGCCGTGGTGTTCGCATCAAGCGAAGCCGACGAGGTGTAAAGAGCGAGCTTGAAAGTGTCTGCGCCCGTATCGCCCGAGGGGCGGAAATCATGCACACCGAGCAGAAGCTGAGCTTTGAAGCTGGTGCACATTGCCTGTGTAATAGCCAATGTAGGTCTCCTTAACTGTCCAAAATGGGGATAAACTCTGGATGCCCGGCCCGATGGAATTTGTTCACCAGAGTTACGTTGTGGGACCGGACCGCTTCGTGCATATAGTGTACGAGCACCTGACGAATGGCGTCTTTGAACGCCTCCGCTTGGTCCCTAATGGCGGGGTGCGCATTGCTCCCGACATGGATAATTTTATCAAGGGCGCGCTCAGCGATTTCCTCAGGCGTGAAACCACGGCCTTCGGTGGTAACCACCATCACATCGCCACCAATCAATGTACCTACGGAATCCAACATATCTTACCTCACCGGATACCGGACTTGTGGGGTCCGGTACATGTCTTGGCGGTTCTTGCCTTCGCCAAGTTGTTTGAGCATCAGCAATGCTTCGTCGTACCGTTTTTGATACCCAGCAAGCACATCCGCTTCGCCCTTCATGAACGTATACGCTTCTAACAGCGCACCGTAAAGGAGCGCGCTCTCAAAGTTATCACCCAACCATGAAGAACCAGCAACCGTAATGGATTGCGGGTAATAGAAGTAATGGAGTTCGATGCTGTAATTCTGGTCCGGAGTAGGACCAAGAATGAAAGAATCCACGTCAAAAAAGGCATAGTGTGTCGGCGTACCAGTCACGCTTGGGTTCGGAAACGCAGCACGAATGAAGCTCACATCTTTGTTCAAAAGATATGAATAAGACCCTGTATTGGGCTCAATCACCGCCATCGAGAACGTAGCAAGCCAATCAGACGGTACCGAGAGGTACTTGTTGTTGGCAGTGCAATTGCCGGTGACGTTCTTACGGAGTTCCAGAAGCTGGACCGTATTGAAGATACGCTCTTCGGCATTGATAATGAACGTATTGATCTGCTCAGTCGAATCCATGCCTCCCGAACCGATAGTGTCCGGGAAGTCGTTTTCGGTATAACCCTTAATGGCTTCAACGAGTTGAGCGTAGTTCATTAGCCAAGTTTCTTGCTGCTGTTCGTACCCTTGGTCGCCGCACCAGTGCCGCGAGTCTTCACGGTCTGCGTATTAGCAACCTTGTTCGGATAACCGCTGTTGCCCAAAGGCTCGTTTGACGGCTTCGGCTGATTATACTTGCCGATATCTTTCATGTGCTCAGCCATTCTTAACGACCTTCCCCATGTCCTTGATCGGCTTCTTGCCGCTCTTCTGGTTTGCAA